AACTGGGCAACGGCAGCGACAACGGTAACAACGGCAGCGGCTAGCTCAACGCGGGTCTATCAGCTATTTGAGTTTGACGGGCCAGCATTCGGCGGTGGCGGCGGCGGCTTGATTTTGCCTAGGTCTATGAGTGGAGGGTACGCAGCATGAGCAAGCAAAAAACAACCAGGGCAAAAACCAGTCGATCGCTTGTGGTGTTTATCGCCGACACAAGCAGCACAACGGGCGGCGGGCTCAGCGGGGTAACGCATACATCTAGCGGGCTAGTGCTTGAGTACAGGCGGCAGAACCAATCGACTTGGACTAGCGTTACTCCAGTTTCCAAGACGCTTGGCACGTACGTTTCAGGCGGCATTGTGGCCGATGGATCTCTTGCGGGGGCTTACGAGGTTGATTTCCCGGATGCGGCTTTCGCGTCGGCAGCGGGCGTGGAATGGGTCGCTTTGCGTATTCGCGGCGTGGCAAGTATGCTTCCGGTGCTTATCGAAATCGAGCTCGACGCGGTGGATTATCAGGATGCGGCGGGGTTTGGGTTGTCCAAGTTTGCCGACATTGAAACAGATACCCAGAATATTCAATCGAGGGTTCCAGCGGCGTTGGTTGATGGCCGGATAGTTTCCGTTGCTCAGGTAGTCGACGATAAGACCGGCTACACAGCGACAGTCTCCGACAAAACAGGCTTCAGCCTTTTGGCCGGTACTGGCCTTGGAGCTCAAAGCGGATCGGTGGCACTGGTAACGAAAGTCGATGAGCTTGGAGAAAACGCACTGACGGCCAATAACGCAGATGCTGAGGTTACGCAAGCTGTTTGGAGCGGACTGACTACCGCGACATGGCCAACCGATAGCTTCGGTAAGCACGTCCTGATTTCGAGTAACAACAACCGATCAGTGCAAGTGGTCGGCGCGGGAGCGGGGCATATCGCAGCCGACATTCACGCACTACAAGCAGGCGTGATAACCTCGGCGGCATTCTCTGCTGATTGGTTTACCGCGGCAGGCTTGGCTGCGGATGCGGCAACTGAGATTGCTACAGCGGTGGCAGCTACCCAGGCCCTTAGCAGGCTCGATAGCATGATCGAATCAGATGGGGCGGGGCAATTCAGGTTTGATGTTATCGCTCTGGAAAATGCCCCTACAGGCGGTGGCGGTGGCGGCGGGACGGATTGGACAGCCAACGAGCGGACGGCTATTAGGGCTATCCTTGGAGTGCCTACGAGCGGGACTACGCCAACAGATCCGACGAGCGGGATACTGGATGAGATCAGGGATTCGATCGGCAATCAGACGATCAACGTCTACCCAGTTTCGGCATCGACCCCTGAGCGGGTCGCTGGAACTACATTGACCTTCTACCGCGATGAATCGAGATCGGTGTCCGTCGTCACTGATTTCACGCTGACGAGCCTCACGCTGCAATTCACGGTCGAGGATCAAGACGGCAACGATGTTTACACGCTCGCCAATGCCTCAATCAGTCGATCAGGCCAGACATTTACCGTACCAGTGACTACAGCGGTAACGAGTGGCAACGGCCAGTACCGTTGGTCAATGCGTGACATTACAGGCGGTGGCAATAGCGTGATCGCTATGGGTGTGTTGACTGTCCAGGAGGCGGCAAGCAATGGCTAAGCTTTGTCGATGCGGAAAGATCGTCGCTGACCGTTGCGATTGCGACGGCGGCAGGTCTACGCAGCGACGGCCACAGGCCAGGGTGAACTACGATTGGACTCATCGATTGGCATCGGAACGACTAAGGGCAGAGCGGCCATTGTGTGAGCGGTGCGTCATGCTCTACGGCGTGGTGAATGCTCAACCATCGAAGGATATGCACCATATCCATTCAATCGCCAAGGCCCCTGGCTTGGCTCGTGAAGCGTCCAATTGGCTTGCGGTCTGCGGACCATGCCATGAAGCAATCGAAGGCGACGAGGCCCAAGGCATGGCTGTAAAGCGATGGAGCGAGGCTAGCTACGATAAGGCTTTGCATGGGGCCAGGATGAACGGGGGGCATCAGAATGTTTGATACTAAGGCTACTCGATCGCTCGTGATCCCATACGAAACCTTCTCCGTTTCTGTCAACTCAGCACCATAAAGGCTTGATTTTCATGGTAAAGGGCCGCAAACCACTCTCTAACGCGATCAAAGAGGCTTCGGGTGCGTTCATTAAGCACCCCGAGCGACGCAACGCAGAGGAGCCAAAACCGAAGCTAGGGAGGCCAAAGATTCCCGAGGCGGTCGAGTCGGATCCAACGGCCAAGTCTCGATGGCACTGGGTTTGCGACCAGCTCGAATCCATGAATCTACTGGCCGAGACCGATCAAGGGCTAATCGCGGGCTATTGCCTGGATTACTCAATGATGCTTGCCTTATGGGATACCATCAAGGGCGGCAACGTCTCGGACATGAACGCAAAGGGCGGGATTACGACCAAGCCCGAGGCGAACCAGTTCCACAAGTTCGCTGACCGATGCCTAAAACGGGAGGCCGAGCTAGGCTTAACCCCTTCGGCTCGGTCAAGACTGAGAGCACCCCAAAAGGACGAGGAGGATCCGTTCCAAGAGTGGCTAGCGAGGGCAACCGGGTGATCGCAAGCGGGATCGGCCAACGTGTCGAGGAGTACTGCCAAGCGATTGAAAGCGGTGAAATTATCGCCTGCGATCGCGTGAAGGATGCGGTACGCCGATACCGAATCGACCTAGAGCACCAAAGCCAACCGGATTTTCCTTATCACTTCGACCGAAATCAAGCCGAGTTAGTCTGCGAGTTCTTCCCGCTTGTCCTGCGCCATTCCGTCGGAGAATTCGCGGGCAAGCCTTTAATCCTCGAAGATTGGCAGCTATTCGGGCTCTGGAATATCTTCGGGTGGAAACGCGACGAGGACGGCTCAAGGAGATTCCGAAAAGTATACTGGTCGATGGGCCGGAAGAACGGGAAATCAACCCTCATCGCGGGCGTCTGTCACTTCTGCGCCATGGCCGACATTGACCCGAAGACACGCAAGCCCGAAGCGGTAGGGCAGATCCTTCTAACGGCAACCAAGAAAGAGCAGGCCAACGTCGTCTATTCCGAGTGCGAACGGATGGTAAGCCAATCCCAACCGCTGATTAAATACACGGACATCAAGAACGAAACGATTACGTTCAAGCACAATCAATCGTATATCCGCAAAGTGTCGAGCGAAAAGCCTTTCGACGGATTGAACCCGCATGTTGTCGTTATGGATGAGCTACACCAGTGGAGCCATTACCATCGGAAATTCTACGATACGATGGTTACGGGCTCGGCGTCTAGGTCTCAGCCATTGCACTTGATTATCACCACGGCAGGCGATGATAGTTCCGATCTGTGGAAAGAGGATTACAATTACGCGGTGAATGTCGTCTCGGGCATCCACAGCGACAACACGCTCTTTGCTCTGATCTACGAGCTAGACGATAAAGACGACCCAGGCGATGAGGCGAACTGGAAAAAGAGCAATCCTAATCTCGGAGTTTCGGTAAAGGCTGATTACCTCAGGGAGCGATGGAACGAATCCAAGGCAACGGCGATTGGAATCAATCGCTTCAAGCGGTTTCACGGAAATACCCTAGTATCATCGACCGAAAAAGCCTTCGACCTAAATGACTTCGATAATTGCGTCGGGGCTCATAGCGATTGGAACGGGGCCGATGCTTTCGGCTCAGGGGTCGACCTTGGATCGCGTGACGACTTAGCGGCGTATGCTCTTTGTGCCAGATTCCCGATCGATACCGACGCCAAAGGCAAGACGGTTTTTCGCTACGAGATTAAAACGCGGGCTTTCATTGCATCGGACTCGAAGCGGGATTTAACCGCGATGCCTTTCTCTGAGTTCGTTCACACCGAAGAATTGTTCAAGTGTACCTATCCCATCGAGGATTTAACCGAATCGCTGATAGAAGAGATCGAGCTATACGGCATTGAGCAAGTAGCCTATGACCCGTACAACGGGCAGCAACTCGGCGAAAAAATAGGCAAGGCTGGAGCGACGGCGGCTCGAATGGCTCAAAACCAAGCCAATTTCAACGAGGCTATCCGCGACTTCATTCAGTTAATGAGGGACGGGCGGCTGGTATTCCTAGAGTCCAAATTGCTGCGATGGTGTGCGAATAACGCGATGATATGCAAGGATCGTCAAGACCGATGGATGTTCGATAAGGCAAAGAGCAAAGACAAGATCGACCCCAT